TAGAGGAAATGCTTGCAGGGGACCGCGAAGGGTCGATTTACTTCGTCGGGGATATGTATCGCTGATGCGCGGCGACGTTCCCGGCCTTGGGTTCTTTGACACCCCGATGGGCGCGCGACCGCTTACGGGCGTCCGGGATGAATTGGGCCGTCAGGTTTACGTTGACGCGGGCGGCAATCAATTCGCGAATGTAGGTGATTTCAAGCGTCTCGGTCGTGACGGATGACAGGACCGGCCAGACATACAGCGTCCCGGCTTCTTTCTGCCGGTCGTAGTAAAAGCACGTCGGACGGCCAGCGGCTGATTTGAGCGGCAGGTTGTCGTATTCCTCGCGGCTCAATTCGAGCATTGGCGTTTCGCTGCCGGACTTGAACCGCACCGATTGCAGCGCCAAAGGCCGCGCCGGGGTCAACGAATAGCTGGCGGACGTGGTGGCCGTGACGGACATGGACGTGACCGCCCAGAGGTTATAGCCGCGGCTCTGCCATGACTTGAGCATCCGCCCCAACGCCACGCGCGCGGTCTCGATTTCATCAGCGGACGCGGTGACGCCCATGCCGACAACGCCGATTTTCCGCAGTGCGGCGGTGCAGATTTCAAGGTTTGTGTCGGTGTCCGTGGTCATAGGTCATCCGCCGTAATGGGGTCAGTAATGAACACGTCGTCCGGCTCTGGGCTGGACCAAGGCGGGGCCTGCTTGTCGACTTTGCTGCGAACATCCTCTTGCGGATGGCGCGGCTCCCAACATTCCTTGCAGACCATCAAGCCCGTCCACTCCCTGCGGATATGGCCGGACTTGTGTTTGAACCCGCACCGCTGGCATAGGGCGTTCCATTCGCCCTTGACGTAGCGGGTTTCCATCTTACGCGGCCTTGATGACCAGGAACGACACGACAATCGTGCCGTTCAATGCAACAGCCGAGGCGTGCAGGTTGGCAACCAGGATCACAACCGACGACGCCCCGGCAGTGATGCGGGTGATGACCGGCGAGCCTGTCGTTGCGGTTCCATAAGCCACAGACGCCAGCACGATGTCGGCGGCGGCAATGGTCGTGTTGGTGATGGTCAGGGTGTAAATCGCGTTCTGCGCCGTGGTCAGGGCTTCCGAGGTAATCTTGCCCTCGCGTCCTGTAACCGTGACAGCGCCTGCGACGGCGGTGCCCGTGACCATCGTCGCGGTCAAGCCTGTCGTGGCGGTGATTGCGCCCGTGACGGTCAATGCGCCGGTCACGGTCATGTCGTTCTTGAATGTGGTACGTGCCATGGGTTGCTCCTGTCGTGGCAAGTGTCGGCGCTAGGCCGTCAGGGATGGGCGGGCCATGACAGCCCGCCCGATTGGATTAGGCCGCCCCTTGCGAACCGTAGAGACCGCGCCAGTCGGTCCAGCCCACGCTGTAACGCTCGTATCCTTTGGACTTGGCGTTCATCGTGTCGAAATCGTTGTCCTGGCTGAACTCGTAGCCGGTCCGCTGGAACATCGTCAGGCCGTTCGGCGCGTCGGTTTTCACAAACCATGCATCGGTGTCGGTCAGGTAGTGGTTGACCACACAGCCGCCCGGCAGCAGACCCATCGACCGCACGGCGTTAACCGCGTTGTTCGCCGTGTCGTTTTGCAGGTTCGACTTGATGATCCGTTCGGCTTCGAAAGCCAGCGCGGCGGGAACGATCAGCTTTTGACCGCGCAGGGCAATTTGCAGGCCCCGTGCGTTTTTGGCCGATGCGATCTGCGTCAGGATGGTTTCAAGCGCCGCCTCGGACAGATCGGCATCCGTGGCGATTTCGTTGGACTGGTTGCCCGACAAGGTGGAGTGATCGGTTGCCAGCAGTTCCTTTGCGTCCGCGCCCAGATAGGACGACGAAAACGCGCGGTTCAGCACGTTGGCAGCGACAATTTCCTTGGTCGTGCGGAACGAAAACGCCAGTTGCTTGCCGCGCTTGAATGCGCGCGCCTTGTACTGGTTGTCGTCCAGTTCCTCGCGGGTCACGATGAAACCCAACGAATAGGCCAGGTGCGTGTAACGCTTGGTCCATCCCTGCGTGTGGGTGTCATAGCTGGTCGCGCCGCCTTCGGTCTTAAGGGCAGCAAGGCCAAAGCCGGTCGTTTCCACGTCCTCTTCGTAGGCCATCTTGGACGATTCAACGTCAAAGACTTCCGTGTATTCGGTCGGGAACGAGTCATACTCGCCCATCACGAATGCATGCACGCCGGGCCAAAGGGCTTTCGGATGTGCGCCTGTAGTGATAACAGCCATATCTCAGCCCTCCTTATTGGCCAGCGGCTGCGTCAACGAAGCTGTGGTTGTTCAAGCGAACCCACACTTTCGCGTCTGCGCCAATTTCGTTACCGACCTTCGGCGCGAGCCGAACGATCAAGAAATCCTCGGTGCCGTCGCCCGCTGCCGACACGCTGGAAATTAGCGCCTCTGCAAGAGAGCGGCCCGTCGCCGTGGTGCCCGTGGTCGGGGTGCCGATATCGCAGACGTTGCCAATCATTGTCGCGGTCAGCGTGCCTGCGCACTGGACCTCGAACACCAGGTTGGGATCGTCGGCAACGTAGACATAACGCGCCGTGTCGGCGGCCCGGTAAATCAGGCTGTCGGCGCTGACCGGCTCGACCGCCACAACCGGCCCGATGGTCAGGGATGCGGTTGCAGTAATGGTCGTTACGGTCGGGACGCCATCGGCGTCCGCAGAACCGGCCAGCTTGACCAGCGCGCCGATATAAGTGACGGTGTTATCCGTTGCAGGCACGTAGTAGCGATTGCACGCGCCTGTATACGGAGCACCGCTGAGATAACGAACGGGCGTCAAGCCCGTCGCGGAATCAACGTTTGCCATTATGGCAACTCCTTTGATGATGTGGGGGTTAGTCCGGCTTGACTATTGTCAGGGCAGCGGATGCGCCGCCCGGTACGTAGTTGCCGCCACCGGGTTGTTTCATTCCGGCTTCTTGTTCATCAATACGGCGCAGCGCGGCTGCTTTGTCATCGTTGTAATGGGTTTTCAGCTTGCGAACGAGTATTGCGCGCACTGGGGAGCCATTCGCCCCCGATCCCGCATTGACCGACGCCTGCGCGCCCGCCGATGCGGTGTTGTTCAGTTGGCCGCCACGGTCGGGAACGACTTCCCAATCATCCCGGACGGTCAAATCATGGACCCGCGAACCAGTGTCATTGATAAAGCGGTATTGGTATTTCTGCCGATCCAGCAGGCTCTCATCAAGCGCCATCAGGCCGCGAATGCCACCCAAGGCGTCGGTATTGCGGCGGCGGCGCTCGGTCGTGATCTGTTCAGTGCGGCTCATGTCAGCCCCCGTGTGCAAAATATGATTTGGCGTAGTCGTCCAGCGTCTTGAACACGCCGTCCGCCACAAACTCTTGACCGATCTTGCGCACGTCGGCTGGCAGGTCATCGCCCCCCTTGGCGCGTCTGGCCGATCCGCCAAGCCCGCCGCCGTCCACGCGCGATTGCGTCGGGCGCTGTGGCGTGGATTGCTGGAACATGTGCGGGTATTTCCGCTTCATCACGCTTTCCGCATAGGCCAGTTGATCGGCATAGCCACTGAACTGCCGCCCGTTGCGCTGCGCCGCGTCGATGGCCCGTGCGCCCTCTTCCCTGAGTGCGTCGTCCTGCGCCCATTCGTTCTTGGCAAGGTAGTCGGTCACAACCGGGTCTTGCGCTGGCGCTGCCGGGGTGGGCGGCGGTTCGTTCCAGACCGGGGCGGGTGGCCGCAGTTGCTGCTTTTGCCGCTCCAGCGCATCGAACCGTTGCGTGTCAGCCATGCCCACCGCTTCACGCTGGCGTTGATTGATCGCAGCAAACTCCGCGTTGTATCGCTCTTGCTCTTGCCGACGGACGGCATCTACAGCGGCCTTGCTGGCGGCTTTGACGCCTTCCAGATCGGTCTTGCGTGCGGCCTCGACTTCGTCCAGCCTGCGCTCCAAGTCGCGCTTGGCATCCCGTAGCGCCTTATTCTGCGTTGACGGCAATTCCAGAAACCGCTTGGCGTCGACCCACCCATCCGGTGCAAGGTCAAACGCCTCCTTGGGTTTCCAGCCGTATTTTTTCGCCTCGCCCTCAGCCTCGATCTGTTCGGGGTCAGGCGCGTCGGCTACCGGCTCGTCAATCTCCGGTTCAATGTCGAGTTGGGTTTCGGTGTCGGCCATCAGATGCCACCTGCAATCAGCGCGGTGATGTCCTTGTCCTTCACCATGCGGTATTCCTTGCCGTCCGCGCCCTTGATGAACGCGCCCGCATGCAAGGCAATGGCGACACGCTGGCCGGGTTGCGGCTTGGTCATGTCGTCCGGGTAGATGTCCGCGTTAAACGCCAGCGGTGACAGGGCGACAATCGTCC